GAATTAAAGAAAGTGTCGTAATGTATCCACGTACTATAAATTCCTAAACCGCCTTGTTTCATTTTACCTGAAGCTATCAATTTCTCGATAATAGCCGCTACTTGTTTAGGTGTGTATCCTTCAATCTTAAGATCAGCAGCTTGTCCCGTAATATGACGCGATTGACTTGCACCGCCTATTTTCTTATTAAATTCCGCGTTTCTGTACCCGCTTGTTATCTTAATAGGCTTCTTTACCTCATCACGTAAAACTTGTAAGTTCTTCGCCAGTTCTTGAATGTTACGTAAAATAGTTTCAGTAAGCGGGAAATTGTGCTTATTAAACTCGTTTAAATTAAAATTGTTAGTTAGCTTCATAAATTATTTTTTCGCTAATTTACGGCTTTTATTTTCAAGTACCGCAACCGTGTCATTTTTTACACTTGGTAAAATTGGTTGTCTTTCTTCAATAGGCTTTCTATTGTAGTATTCGTTTTTATCTAAACAATTATACAAACGGTCTTTAACGTCTTGTACTTCGAAATGCGTGTACGCAAGCCATAACGCTAAAACTCCAATAGCTCCTTGTTTTTTTATCACTTCAATAAATTGTGTAACTGGTATCATTTTCATAATTAATTTTCAAATGGTGGTGGTGTTGGTTTAGGTTCGAAATTACTCAAAGGAATATCTAACAAATAATAATACTGAGTCTTTGCGATGTCTACCTCGTCTTGCTCAGTTAAAAATAAAAAATATACATCATTAATATCTTTAACGAAATCAAAAAATGTATTTGAATCAAAGAACACACCTTGTAGTTCTTGCGCTTGTTGATTTGTTACTATTCTTCCTTCCATTATTTTTGCCTACCTAAAGTTGTTTGAAATGCTTGTACTGCCGTGTAATTATTGTCTAATTCCTCACTGGTTAACCCAGTTGCTATAAAAAAATAAGAAATGTAATTATTTGAGCCGCCATAATTGTTTGCATTACATATCCAAATATCAGAACTATTTAACGCTGTTGAAGTTGAAGACAATGTAGCTATAGAATTATTTTTATCCTTAAATAAAATCTGATTTGATTGTGTTCTTGAAGATTGTGCAAAACCATCATTAGTAGTTGCTGTATATGTTGGCACAAGTCCATTATTTACAGCAGGATAATAAATAGTAAGACCAGCTTTATACAAGAAAAAATTACCAAATGTACCATATTGAAAAGACTGATTAGGACTGTATGCTTGTAAATACACACCAGCAGAAGCATTATTTTGACTTATACCTAAAGTTGTAGCTTTTAACCCTGTATTTGCATAACCTACTAAATTACCAGCTATACCTAAACTTGCGTGTGTTATACCAGTACTGTAAGTTAATTGACCTATGGCAGTATTTTTAAGATTATAAGAATGTTTAGCAGCATCCCCACCAACAAATGGATATATTGCAATCATTTTACTCCAAATAGAATACCCTTTTAAGTCAACTACCAAAGTATTGATTGCCGCTTGTTGAGTAGAATCTGTTATTGCAGCCGCTGTAATAAATGCTTGTGCATCAGCATCAGTTGTAACACCAACAATATCAGTTAAACCAGCAGAACTTAAAGAATGACTTTTCCCCCAATTAATTGCGTTGTTCGCTCCTTGTCCCCAACCTATTGTGTTGTTTGCCGCCCCGTCACCCCAACCGTTTGTATTTGCCATTTTTCTAAGTTGTTATATCTCCGAATAAAACCCATTCATCAGTTCCTACCTTTATTAACGTTGCAACCGAATATTGTCCCGTTGTTTTAGTTTTACCGCCCGTTGAATGTAATGTAACCCCAGCAGTTCCTAAAATAGTCGTTTGTCCCGCACCATGTTGAAATATAATCATTTCCGTACCTATCGGGAACGCATGGCTTGAATTTAACGGAATACGTAAATCATTTGCCGTACCGCGGTCTGTTTTTATAATTTTATTAGCATCCGATAAAGTTAAGTTAGTTAACGAAGCCGTATAAGTAACCATTGTTTTATTGAATACTTGCGCACCCGTTACGTACTTACTTGAAAACGTACCACCTCCATCGTCTTGCGCAATTGCAAAACGATCGGTAGCAACTATATTACTTCCCTTTGCCGTTAATTGACTTATCTTTACGTTTGCCATTTTGCTTACTTAAATACATTAATAATTTCTTTATATTTTCGTCTTTTGGTTTGTACTTCTTCATAAACACCAGGGACTGTAGTTATTATTTGTATCCGGGTACATATCCCCGTTTGAATTACTATTGTATTCCGGGAACAAGTCGTTGTTAAATGCTATATAATCAATAAACCTTTCAGTGTAATGCTGTGCAATAGAACGCTCTTTTTCTATTAAGAAATCAATTTCTACCTTTTCAACGTTAGTAGCGTTTTCCGAATTATGTTTATAGACCCCTTTGTTCGCTATTGTATAAGCCGCAAAAGGTAAATATTCAACCATAGCCCAATGAATCAACATTTGTTTAATGTAGTTAACTAACAAATTATTATAGTCCGTTGGTATTGTGTAAATTGCCGAAATTCTTATTGTAGCATCGTCGTTACCACCGTCAACCGTAATAACATCGTTTACTTTATAACCCGTTCCCGCCGTGTCTATATCAGCATCCGTAATTAAACCACCCGTATCGGTAATATCTAACGTTAAACCCGTTCCCGTACCACCCGTAGTAGTAACACCCGTAGCCGTTGTATAACCCGTTCCTTGGTTAGTTACCGTAAATGTAGTTGGTATTCCTGAAGTAGCTAAAATAATTTCAGATTGTAATCTTTGTAGTAAGTCAGTTCCTAAAAAATTTTGTATATGAATATCTTGTGCTATTTTAACAAACTGAATAAAATTGTCCGTGTCTACGTTGCCATTCATAGCAGTGAACTTTACAACGTCTTGTCTTGTTATTAGTAGTGCTTCTGCCATCTTATATTACGTCTGAAGGTAAATTTTTATTTCTCGGACTAAACCCTTTTAACGGTAAGTTGTTAGGGTAAATTGAAACTTCGTAAGGATTCGTTATTTTGTATCCTTTTATTTCGGCTGCTCGCGTTCCTATTTTTTCGTAACCCTTTTCAATAGCGTTTAAATCTAACATGAAAGTAACTCTTTCAAATTTATGGTGGCATCTTGCACCGCCTTTAAACTTAAATATGTCGTAAGTGTTTGCGCCAAATTCACCGAAACCCGGATTAACCGCCCGTCTACTCATTTCATCTATATCTTCTTTTCTAAATAACCTTTCGCTTTTATTCATCATAGCTTTACAAAATTCACGGTCGGGGTTTTTATTACCCGTGTATCTGTAACGAACTTTGAAATATTTCAAGTCACCAACTTTTTTGTCTTGTACGCTCTTTAATTTAGGCTTCGGGTTACCAGTTTGCACCAAATTAATTAAGCGGCTTAAAAGCGTTGAATTGCTACTTAAATCTAATTCTTTGTTTATTAGTTCTAAATCTAATTCTTCTTCATTGTCGCTTACTTCTCTTTCGTCTACTATTACCCAACCTTCTTCTAATTGGTTAGCGTCAACTTCTGCAAGTATTTCTTCTAATTCCGTCTTTGCTTTGCTTAATAGTTCAGGCGCTAAATCGCTCCCTCCTTGTTCAGGTGGTAAACCTACTATACTTCGTATTTCGTTAGGTGTTAAAGTTTCAATTACTTTATTAGCTACTAAAGGACTTAAATTATTAATTGAATCTAATAATCGTTTCTTTTCGTTGTTTGTTGTAAGGTCTCCAGCGGCATCTAACGGATTTAAGGTTTCAAAATATAGCTTTAAAGTAATTCCGTTATAATGTAGTATTGTTTCAAACGCTTCTATAATTTGGTCTTGAATAGGTTTTACTACCATGTTTTCAAATAGCACTTGTGCATTACGTAACTCATCAGCATTCGAACTGAAGCCATTTGCCGAACCTAAACCGAAAAGTAAAGGCGAAGTAACGTTATGCGCTAACATAATCTTTTTAACGCATTCCTCACTTAAATAAGTATAGTGTTCAGGTGCATCGTTTAACGGTAAATCGTCTACCGTAGTTTTAGATTCTTGGTTATTGTTAAATGCAACTATTACTTTTTGACCTCGTGAACCAGTTAATTGACTTAATACTTTACCTTTAATTATTTGTTGTTGTTCTTCAGTCGGTACACCGTTGTTAAAGTTTACTACTTTAGTTCCTGAAAAACCGTTTTGTACTTCGTTAATTAAATAATCGGCTATTTCTTCTTCTAACTTTGCATACGGCAATCCACCTTGGTAATCTGGCAAAGAATAGTATTTCATCCCAACCGCATAAGGTTTAGAATAAAGTATTTCTACTTGTTCGTTTGAATATCCGTAAGCTGGAATTCTTTTAGGTACATATTTCTTTGTGTCTTCCCAATTATCTGAATAATAGTAACCTTCTATTTCACCGTCTTTATTACATTTTTCAGCACGTAATAAATTCACGGGTATGTGATAAGCCTTTAAAATCTTTTTATGGTCTTTAGAATAGTGAACTTGCATAGCAAATTGACCAAACATTTTACGATCTAAAACTATTTTACGAATACAATCAGCATTAAATAAAGCCATCATTTGAGCGTACTCGTTAGGCTTTTTATTAGCGTCTAACGCACTTAAACCCCTACCGTAAATTAATCTATTAACGTTGTTTATTACCGATGAATTAGTAGTTGAATTAACGTACCTATCTATAATAAATTGAAAGTAGTTATTATCTTCGCCAAATTCTACCCAAGCGTCTCGTTTAGATTCTTGAATTACGGGCGTTGTGTATGTACTTAATTCTAAAACGTGTATGTTATTCATAAACTATAAATTCATTTGTTGTACTGTTTGAAACGTATTGTCCGTTATTTACTGTAAAGGTATTAACGTTTTGATTAGTACAAAATATTCTATCTTTATATACTACGACCGAACCTCTAATTATTACTAAATCGTAAAAATGATTTTCAACTAAATTAAATTCAGCTTCTAAAGTGTCGTAGTAATCTCCAACCGTGTGAATATAACCCGTTATTTCAGTTGTTACACCCGTTTGATCGTCCGTTATTCCAACGTAATCAAACACGTGCGCGCGTGGTATAAACACAAAACTTTGTTCACTTGTTGAAGTTGTTAAAATAATCATATATTATAAACGATTAAAGGTCGATTTTGTACCGTAAACAAAAAACCCCTACCGAAGTAAGGGTCTTTTTGCAAGTATATGAAGAAAAGAAATTACGAAGTAACTATATTTGCGTCTACTCCAGCGCCATCTTCAAACAAAGTTTTTAATCCAGCTTCGTCTGTTACGTCAAGGAAGTTCGCCGGGCTGACCTCCATGGATTCGAACGTCAAATTATAACCATTAAAATCACCCAAGGCACTACCACTTGAAACAGTACCAGCTGTTACGTCAGCACCTTGTGTTAACCCCATTAAAAAAAATTGGTCAGTCATTGTTCTAACTACAATTCTCGGACGTCCGTAAGCAAGTAGTTTAACGTTTTTATGCGTTGCAACGTCTTGTCTTTTTAACTGAATAGTCAAAGTTTGTTGAAAGAAAGTAGTACCGTTTTCTCTTGAAGAGTTAATTGTAGTTTCAAAACTGTTAGCTCCTTTCAATTCGTATTTATACAATTGTAAAGCACCAGCATTAACAGGAGTCCAATCATTAATTAAATCGGTATCCGTATTATCGTAAACTACATCGTCAGAATTTAATTCATCGTAATTGATAAAATATATCGCTTTCAATCCCGAAACGGAATCTTTACATTGTTCTATTCTACCATTTGTTATATCACAGCTCATTTTATTATTTTTTAAAGTTTAACAAAAAAAAAGGTGGTGTATTTTGCACCACCCTTTCGTATAGTTTATGTTAGATTAGTTAGCCGAGTTAACAATTCCGTAAGTAACTACATCTTCAGCGAATCCGTATTTAACGTCTCCAGTAAATCTCATTACTACACGTACATTCATGCTTCCGTCAATTAATCCCATATCAATGATTTTAACTTCGTTCATGTCATTTAACAATCCAGTTGCAAAATGCAAGTTAGAAGTTTGAGAAGCTAAACCAGTATTGTTTGCTAAACCGTTAGCAAGGAATATTGGTAAACCGTCAAAAGAAAGTGAACCGTTAGTGTACCATTGTGTCCCCAAGTTATTTGTACCGTTAGCGCCTAAACCACTTGCACCGAATCCACCCAAAGCACGGATATATGCTCTTACGATGTTAGAAGAAAGATACAATTTTAAATCAGGTTGTCCGTAAAGTCTTGTCGGGATAGCATCAACGATTGAACCGATTTGAGCGATTACGTTAGAAGCATCAACAGTAGTACCCGTTACTTCTTGAGCCGCTGGCAAAGAAGCATCAGTTGTTAATTGTGTCATGATTCCAGCGAATTGACCTTGTGTTGCGTTAACACCTTGCCAAATAGAAGTTTCCATGTTAGCAGCTACTTTTTCAGCTACGTGTGCGATTAAGAAATCAGTAAACGATTTAGGCATTACATCAAATGCGGAGTAACCCATTTCAATCGCTTGCCAAGTCTGATGAAAATCTTTTTTACACAATTGTAAATTTATTTGATACTCCTCAGGTTGTAATACACGTTCAGTTAACGTAACTGTTGCAGAAGCATCAAAATCACATGAAGCGTTACGAATTAAATCGTCCGTTGCCACACGTTGAATTACTTGTTTGAATTTCACGTTCGGGTGAATAGTCATTCCACCTTGCTCTAAAGTTGGTGCGCTAAGGATAGCAGCAGCGATGTACTTACCAGCAAACTCACCAGCATAGGTAGTAGTGATATTTGTACTTGTACTTAAATTAATTTTTTCCATTTTATAATATTTTATTTAATTAAACAACAGTTAGTGTAATTGCACCAGCAGCAGTTCCTAATCCGAAAACATACCAGTTTGTACCGTCACAATTCAATTCAACGAAATCTCCGATAGTGTCCGCGGAAGCAGAAAAAGTAATCGTGTTTTCGTCAGCACCAGGAACGTTTACTGAATTAACAATAACACCACCTTGAATTTTGTTTGTAGCAGCTTTGATAGTCCAAGCAGTAGTAGCAAATAATGCAGCTACCGTGAAA